CAGATCATATCAGAAAAAAAGGGAGTTATTGTTTGGTCAGATACAGGAAAACTCGTAGTTTCGGTTCCTGTAGGACAGGATGCAATTGATACCATGACACGCTTTTGTTTAACAGACAAGGGCTCATCTGTTCTCAATGAAATAAACAGGCAACTCGAAGAGATTGCTTAAATACATTTCATTTCTTCATAGCTGAAGGGAAAAGGGGGCACTGCTCCCTTTTTCTTATATTTGCCATACAACTATAAATGTAATGGCAAGCGTAAGAGAGGTATACAACGCACTAAGCGATTTAGCTAACAAAGATGAGCGAGGGTTTGTTACTCCTACGGAGTTCAACTCTTTTGCTCCTATAGCACAACAGAATATTTTTAACAGGCTGTTTCAAGAGCTTACCAATGTAGAGGCTCTACGTAAAAGAAACGTAGATCCTGCAAGGGATAAGTCTAGAAGTAAGCAGATCAAAGAAGACCTTGCTGTCTTTTCTGTACAGACAAACATTGCTAAGGCAAGCGGATCGTTTGCTAAGCCTGACGACTTCGCTAGACTGATTAGCCTTAAGACGTTTGGTGATGTCCTTCTTGACGTAACAAACTCTGTTATGATAGATTCGGTGTATGATGAAGAAAAGATTGACAGAATACTTTTAAGCAGCCTTTCTGCTCCTACTAAGTCAAAGCCTGTTGCGCTTGTAAGGGATACAATCACTGTATTCCCGACAAGCGTAAACAGAATTACTATGCGCTACTACAAGCAGCCAGAAGGTTTAGATCCTCGTACTGATGCAAAAACTGTTGCTCTTCCTAGGTTTGGATTTACTTTATCAAATGGTAAAGAAACTTACGAAGCATCAACATCGGTAGACTTTGAGTTACCAGAACACTATACCTCTGAGTTAGTTTTAGAGATGGGTAAACTTATAGGAGTAAACCTTCGTGATAGAGATGTATATGCATACGCTACAGGAGGACAACAAACACAACAAAGACGATAAGAGATGGCAAGAAATTTAGTTACAGTAGATCAAGTAGTCAATGACTTTGTTCTTACACTAGAGGGTGACGATTACGCAAACAACGCCTCAGATACTCTTATCCATAACTACGCTTTGCGTGGTATTAGAGAAATGGGTTTCGATTTGTTGCAGAGAGTACGCTCTATAAAGCTTTCAGCAGGCACAAACAATACTGTTGATTTGCCTGACGACTTTGTAAGTTTAGTAAAGGTAGGTATCGTAGGTAGCGATGGACTTGTGCATGTCTTTGGGGAAAACAAAAACATCAACTACTCTCAAGCTTATAGAACTGATGCGGCAGGAAATTCTATTGATAGCGATGGAGACGGCGTATTTGATAGAGTAGATTCTAAAGGCAGTATAGCCACTGGCGGTGTGTTTGGTGCTGACGACTTTATCGTGTTTTCTAATTACATATACCAAAACAACATAGGTCAGATCTACGGTTTAGGCGGAGGTTTTTACGAGGGAGAGTATAGACTCAACCTCGATCAAAACAGAATAGAGTTTTCTTCTAACAGTAGTGTTAACGAAATTGTTATAGAATATATTGCTGACGAAGCTAGATCTGTAAACCCTACTGTACATATAGAGGCAGAGGAAGCTTTACGATCATATATATACTACAAGATTATAGAAAGGAAAAGCAGTGTCCCCATGGCTGAAAAGGCTAGGGCACGCTCAGAGTACTATAACGAGCGTAGAAAAGCTAACGCTAGACTAAAAGCATTTAGCAAAGAGGAAGCTCTTAAAACTATTCGTAAGAACTTTAAACAAGCACCTAAGTATTAATGGCTATTGATAAACTCATACCGCAGTACCTCAATAAAGATGAGGACGCTAGGCTTATTAAGGGAATAGAAATGTCAGACGCACTTAACGTGCGTGTATCTCATGAGTCTGATGGAGATCAAGGTATATTAAAAAACGTTCTTGGGAATACCGCTATAACCCCAAATTCCGATGCGGATTCAATCCCTACAGGATCGGGGTTTGATAGTATTAACTTTACTATAGGAAGTGTTGCTAGTGAAAAGGGTAAGTGTATATACTTTTTTATATGGAATGCGGGTGGTGCTCACGGGATTTATCAGTATAAGCATACCACTAACACTTACTTTAAAGTTTATGAAAACAGTATTTTAAACTTTAACTACTTAGACTTTGTAAAAGCTGATGTGGTTATTAATCAATTTGGGGAGCACCTTCTGTACTTTACAGATGATAGAAACGAGCCACGTAAGATAAATGCAACAAGAGCTTTAGAAGGTGGGTATAACGCAAATATAGACGCAGCTGCTAGCGCAGAGCTGTTTCTTACTGTGTGTAAGCAACCGCCACAAACGCCTCCTACAGTTACGTTTCTTAATGACGAAACATTAAAAGCAAATAACTTAAAAGAAAACATTTTTCAATTTACTTATCAGTATGTGTATGACGATGGAGAGGTAAGTGCTCTTTCTATGTATTCAGAAACTGCTGTAAGTCAGACGCATTTGTATTTTAGTACTACCGCATCTTCGTTTTTAGAAGATTTAAACAATGCTATAGACTTAAATCTAGTAGGTTCAGATGGGCCAGTTACGAAATTAAGAATTTTTGCTAGAAAAAATAACGAAGGTGCTTTTGTAAGGATTGGAGAGATTGATAACGCTGGGCTTGATGCTCCTCATGTATTTAGATTTCTTAATGACGGAGTGTATACTTTTGCTCCAGACCAAGAGGTTAATAAATTATTTGATGCTGTTCCAAGGAAAGCTTTTACTCAAGCCGTTAGCAATAATAGAATTTTTTACGGTAATTACCTTGAAGGTTTTGACAATATAACTACTAGCGTTATACCTTTTCCTTTATACTTCCCTTCTTTTTTAGCAGGTCAAAACAATAGTAATATTGACGTTGCTGGAGGGATAGCTCTTATTGTAAATTTTGATAGTAACGCTACAACGACTGATGCAGGCGCTCCTATCATACCTTTTGAGTCTGAAAGTATAGCTCTTGGTGCGCAAAATATATTAAATTATTGGCACGCTTGGAGTGGTGTAACTCAAAATGAAACAGCAGCTACAATTGCAGGTCCTAATACCGACTTTAACGGTCAAGAGATATTTAATGCACAGCCCAATCTAGTACATACTTTTGAAGAGAATACAGACGGAGTGCATTTTGATATTGATCTAAGTGATATAGATCTTTCAAACACAGCTCCAGGAACGATTAGTGCAAACGTCACTTTAGCGTGCAGTGAGTTTATGATAGCCTCTCATGGTGCTAGCAATCAAATGCAATTTGAAACTGATTTAAATATTGATTTTGCAGGCAATGGCGTTATTGATATTAGCGAAACTGTTACCTATTTAGATCCAGACTCTGCTAGAGGAAATATAAATAACCTTTGGCCTAGCGGTAATGTAACTTTTAACGTACAAGTGCCTTACGATGGGACGGCTAGTACAGCACAAGAGTTTGCTGATATACTACTTGCAGCATTAGTTGGACAAACAGCGATAGTTGCTGTGAAAAGTCCTAGTGTAAGTGAATTTCAAGATTCGTACCCTACAGTATCTGATACTCATAGGTATTCTGGAGCTAGCACTATGGTTCAAACAGAGTTGCCTCCTGGTGATTACCCTAGTAATATACAAGATATGAATAGGATGTGGCTTTGGTTGCAAGGGCTGTTATCTTTTAGAATAGACTCTGGAACTTTTATAGCTGGCAGTGATGTTGTTAGATGCAACGTAAGAATGATCAATGCTAGTTTAAGTGCATGGCAAGGTAAAGCTGATAGAAATGCAGCAAGTGTTCTCCCATTATCAATGTATGATAATATTTTTTATCCAGAAGATGCTGATGAACTTTATGGATTGCCGTTTGAAGCTAATTATGTATCTCCAGGCGCTCTATTTAATAATAATGCAGGCGTACTGGGCGGTTATACACAAAATGTTATTTACAATGCCAGTCAAATAGGTATAGAACTAGGCTTTGGTCAAACCAATGGTTTTGGACAAACTCTTGCTGACAACCAAAACGCTAATGCTGAAATTACTACTTACTGGAGAAATTATAGGGTTATTAATGGGGACGTAACTATAATTCAAGAGGGTAGCGATCCGTTACAGTCTTATAAAGCTGGTGCTACACATGAGTTTGGTATTGTTTATTATGATCATAGAAACAGGTGCTCTGGAGTTCAGCCTATAGATAACGTAAACGTAGCGCATTTTGGAAATGCAGACAGATTTGGACACGAAGGGCCTACAAAAATAGACTTAAAAATACTTCATGATCCTCCTTATTGGGCAACTAAATGGGCTCCAGTATATACATTAAATACAACGTACGAATCAATTCTTCAATTTGCTGTAGCAGAAGCAGCTTTAGGAACGACGACTCAATTTGATGGGGGGATATATACTGATAGTACAGAGCGTATTACAGAAGGTTTAGATGATGTTCTTACCTCTCAAATATTTTTATCTATGAGGCCTTTGGAGGGAAAGGTCAATTCATATAAAGAATTAAAAGGAGCAAATAAAAGCTATGAATATTTAGAGGGAGATGTATTAAGGGTTATGCAGTATAGAGATGCAGCTAACGCCGTGCAATACCCTATGTATGAGTTTAAAATAACATCGTATAAGTTTTACTCAGATGATGAAAAGAACCCGATAAAATTAAGCCATGATGGTCTGTCTTCAAACGCTGATGAAAAAGCGTACAGACGAACAGGTTGGTGGTTGACTATACAGGATAACAATATTAATGGGTTTACTAGAAATGATGTTATTAGTAGTGAAGACTTTTTTAGCCAACGCTGTGTAGTAGAAATTTTTAGACCTAAAAAAAGTGTAGAAGAAAGGGTGTACTACGAGACTGGAAAAGTCTTTGATATTGTAGAGGTAAATGGAGAAAGAACACACGCTGGCGATAGAAGCAATTCTGTATCTAACTCTTTTGTGCCATCGGCGCTTAGTCAAAATTCTTTTGTTACTAGCGAAAAACTTTTTGTAGGAGATAGAATAACAACAACTCTTAATTCTGTTTTTGGAATATTGCAGATTGTTGCAGTTTTACCTTTAGGGAATGGCCTCTTTCAATACACCGTGCATGAACTTACTCCTATAAACAATGCTCAGCAAGGAGTAAGTTATGTGCTTTCTGTCGATACAACTGGTCCTGGTAGTGTCTTTTATGGATCTGTTACTTTAGAGCAAGGAGACGTATACTATAGGTTAAGAGAAATGCTATTTAACCCAACCAGTTTAGCACTTGATGGGGGACCTGGCTATGGAGGACTTGCGAGCCAAGTTAGTCACTACTACGATCCGACGAACATAGATGTTCAAGAGTATGACACTGTTTTTATAGAAGATCAAAGCGCAAATGATTTCTTTGATTCTAAAGCTGTAGATATTGGGAGGCCTCATATAGAATTACCTGACGGTGGAGAGGTGCACAGGATGTCATCTGTTACTTACAGTGAGGTTACGGCAGGTGATTCTTTAAGAAACTTTTACGGAAGTTTTAACCCTTCTTTATTTCCGTTTAAAGATTACAATATTTTACACGGTTCTATATGTTATCTTATAGATCAGAACGAAACGCTAATGGTGCTTCAAGAAAACAAAGTTGTAAGCACCCCTGTAGGTAGAACTTTAATACAAGATGCAGGTGGCGGTCAATTAGTAACCTCTATAGAGGTGTTAGGAACAGACACTTACTACGCAGGAGATTATGGCCCAAATCTTAATGCAAAAAGTGTTCAACACATTTTAGGTAAAGTTTATTTTGCAGACATTTCTCGTGGAGTTGTAGTAGAAATTAGTGGTAAAGGCCTTAAGGCTATAAGCTCTGCTAATATGGAGTCTTATTTTTCTAATAAGTTTTCTGAGCTTTCATCGCTTTCACAAACTTTACATCTTCGTGGTGGATACGATCCAGATAATGATGAATATATTTTAAGTATTGCTGACATGCATTCTTCTAGGGTTAGTGTTCCTGCCGAAAACGGGGGAACATTAAGCACTGTGGAAAAATCTACTATTTCTACAGCATCACAATCAAACACTACTTTTAGTGATGGGTTGGTAGATGTGGTTTATAAGAAGGGAGGTCAAAATACGTGGGAGCTTTGTGCAGATAGATTTCAATTAGACTCTTCTAATTGGGAAAACTCTGGTAATGGCGTTGTGTTTTTAGATAAACTAGGAGAAAAGGGTAGTGCATATGTAGATACTTCTTACAGGGCAAGCGCAAGCTCTATAAGCGTAAAATTTATGACAGGCGATGGAGCTTTAATAGGCTATGGTTCTTTATCTTTAAAAGACAATTCTATAGATATTCCATCAACTGTAACAAAACAATCTGACGGAAGCTCCGTAAGTGTAACTGTCACGGGGACAGACAATCATGTGAGTTCAGAAACTATAGCTTACTCTACAAAAAAAGAGTTTTGGTTAACGTTTTATTCTTTCGCTCCAGACCTGTATGAACATGTGCATAACAGATTTTTTTCTTTCAGATTAGGCCAAATGTATAGGCACAATGTAAATGAAACAAGAAATAATTTTTACGGGGTTCAGCATAGTTCTACTTTCACTATAATCTCTAGAGCTAACCCTAGCGATGTAAAAATATATGACGCTATGAGTCTAGAAGGTAACTCTTCTTGGAGCGCTGTAGTGTCTAATACAGAACAAACTACAGGTACTATGGCTTCGACAGAGTTTGAAGAACGAGAGGGTATGTACTACAGACAAATAGAAAAAGACGCTACAGCAAATTCTACAAACAATACATCTCATAAAGTTGTGTTAGGTCAGGTTGCTTCTGTTGATGGATCTACTATAACATTTACTTCAAAAATTAGTAACTTGCCATTTGGAATTGGAGACACTTTGTTTAAATTAGAAAGCTCATCAGAGACAAGCCTTAGCGTCACTCTTTCTTCTGTATCAGGGAGGAAGGAAGTTACTGCTAGCGGCACTGTTTCTAATTTATCTGCAGGTGATACAGTTATGGCTGTGTCGTCAGCAAGTATTAATGGAGATAAAATGAGAGACTACCACGCTCAAGTTGCTTTGACAAATACAGCTACTACACCAGTAGAGTTGTTTGCTGTAAACATGGTGTACAAGTCTTCTCCTTTACATAATAATTCGTCAATGCCATCACAAAATAAAAAGTAAAAAATGGCAGAGATAGATGATGATATAATAGCTGAAAATGCACTTATAGAATCAGGTGTTTTTCCAGACGGACAGACAACAAATACAAACAATAACAACATGAGTGAAGGATTAACACAAGGACAAGCAGCGGCATTAGCAGGGGGGGCTGCAGGAGTAGGGCAACTTGTTGGCGGTATTGCTGGTGTGATGAATCAAGGACAGTTAGAAGCCGATGCTACAGCTTCTTTAGATGCAGCGTTAGCAGAATTACGTGAAGCTCGTGCAAGTCAACCGTCTTTATCTACACCATCAGCTTACTACGAAGGCGTAAAAGGGGCTTATGATCAAAGGCTTTTGCAGATGAGGATGGATGATATAAATAGATCGTTAGCTACTACAACTCAAGCTGCTGCACAGTTCGGTGCTAGAGGGTTAGGCGCTTTACCTGGAGCCGTATCGCAAGCGCAAAGGTCGCAAAGAGAGGAGGCTCTTACTCAACAGAAGCTTCAGTCTCAAGCTCTTATGCAGCTAGGGGCTGCTCAAGAAAGAAGTACTCAGTTACAAGAAGCTCGTAGTGCAAGAAATTTAGAGTTTGCATACGATGCTAAAGCTTTAGGTGAAGCAAGAGTAGCGCAGGCTGAACAGCAAAGGATTCAAAACTATGCTAATATAGCTTCAGGCATTGGAGGTATTGCTGGTGCAGCTGTAGGGGTTAGTATGGAAGACGGAGGCATGGTGGGCTACAGAGTAGGTGGTAAAACTAAAGAAGCCCCATTTGTTACAGAAGGGGAGTTCGATCACGACACAAACAAAAAAGCTGTTGTCGATGAAGAAAGTGGGGAAAAGGAAGCTGAGCTTACTGGGGGTGAGTATGTATTCAACCCAAAGCAGTCTGAAACATTATTTAAGTTGGCAAAAGAAGGTGATACTCCGCTGCATAAATATTTATTAAAATTATTACTAAGATTCGAGAGAGATGTCTGAACAAGGTACACGATTTAAAACAGGGTTTTTAGCACCCAATATAGACTACGGAGCTATTGGTCAAGGTGTAGCGGCTTCGTTTGCTAACCCTATTCTTGCTGTAGCTCAAGAAAGAGCTGCACAAAGGGACGCTAAGATGAAGGCATTAAATCCAATGGGCGCAGCAGGAGAGGCTGTCCCAGGACAAATCAATCAAAAGTATCAGGGTGCAGCACAAATGGCTTTAGACATCTATCAGGAAGCTGCTACAAATTTTGAGTTAGATCCTAGCGGTGCTAACGAAGCTGCTTTTGTACAGGCTAAAAATCAATACTTAAGCATTGTTGAAGACGCTAAGTTTGGGACGGAGTTTATAGCTAGAAAAACTGCTGAAATAAAAGGCAATACAGAGCTCGCTGAGTCAGGGCTTTTAGAGTCTAACATAAATGCTATTAATGAGTACGCTATGCCTCCTGTATACACAAGGTCTGGTAACGTTGTTATGGTTGGGCAGGGTGCTGACGCAAAAGATTACTTCAACTCTGGAATAACGGCATCTAATGCAGACAATCTGTTTTACGAAACAGGATCTATAGTAGGTGATTATAAGTTTTTAGGTGGCGCAGTAGGTCAAGAAGTTTATAACTCGCAGTTTGCTACTAAAAAAGGCTTGAGCGCCTCGCAAGGAGGGTATCAAGAAACGCAAATTGTACCAAACATTAGCCAACCTGTCGTTGTCGGTTTTGACGAGGAAGGTTTTTCTGCAGACGTAGCAGATCAGTACAATGTATTTGCTAGCAACAACCGTACTATGTGGAACGCCGCTTCTATGGAGGGGTATAAGTTTATGTACGCTGGCAATAGAGACCTGCAGTCTGGAGATTTAGAATCTATAAACAATACGATGCACCCAGAGCTGTTTAATTTACGAAACAGTAACGGTGTTTCTATATCTAAAGTTACAGGCTTTGAACCTGACGGAACTCCTATATATGCTATAAGCATAGAAGATATAGAAGCAGGTATTTCAAGTGGTGAAATGCAATTTATTGATCCTACAACTAATATGCCTACACAGCTTCCTCCAGGTATAACTATGGATGAAATAAATAACTTTAGGAATGGAGAGACTGTTCACGCAAGAGAGTACTATAATACTATACGTGGTCAGTTCCCGCAGGTAGATGAAGATGCTGTAGCAGAAATGCTATCGGGAGTAACGACAGGTCCTACTGGTCTTACTAGAACAGTATTTACAGCGTATAACGATGATGATCAACCAACTGCAGATCCTACTTTAGCTAATGCATATTCAGGCATGACTGTAGGTAGTATAGCTAATGGTGGAAACTTTGATAAAATTACAGTAAGTAACGTTCAGATAGATGTAGAAAAAGCTATTATAGATTTATCTACTGGACAAGTAATAGGTTATAAGATTGCTAAAGATCAAGAGCTTATAGATAGATTACAGGGTATGCAAAACCGTACTCAAAGTCAAACAGATTTATTAGCGCTTCTTACAGAAGAGGCTGATATATACGTAAACTCTGAAACAGACAGCGCTGCCTTTACTAATATACAGCAGCAGCTAGAGGCGCAAGAAAGAACGGGTAAAGCTTCTACGTACAACATTCTACTAGCTCAAGCTATGAGTCAACTTGGATCATCTATTCAATCTCAAAGTAACAGTCAAACAAATCAAAACGTAAATAACTTAAACCAAGGAGCTGGAGGTAGTGGATCGAGTGGTGGTGGTGGTAACAGTAATGCTCAAGGCGGAAAAATTCAAATGGAGCAAGGAGGGGTAGTCCCTGGAGGTATTAACCCTATGTTTATGCCTAATTTTGCGGAAACGGAAGATGAGGAAACAAACGGTGATCAGAAAAAAAAGAACGGTGATCAGGAAGAAAAAGAAGAGTCAAAAGATTTACAAACTGTTATAAATCAAAACCTGAAATATGATCCTGTTTCAGGAAATATGGTGGAGATAACCGAGGAAGAAGCGAAAGATGAGTTAATCGAAAGAGAGAATGAAGAAGATATAGAAAAACTACCAGCGAGGGAAGCAGGTCCTATAGATACTAATGTTGAAACTCCAAGCCTTCTTGCTGAAATAATTTCTTATAACGAGCCTACAAGAAAAGAAAAAAGAAGAGAAAAAAGGCGTAAGAAAAGAGACGATAAGGACATAGCTAAAATGACGAAAAAGCTAGGGGGCCAGGAAGTTATCGATCAGTTTGAGCGAGAGTTTGAACAAACTTTAGCAGATCAAGTTGCTTTAGAAGCTGAAACCAAACGAGCTGAAATTGAAGCTGAAGCAAAGCGTATTGAAGAAGGTAAGGAAAAGACTAAAGCTGGAATGGAAAGTGTTGCAGTTACTATTATGGAGTTTGAAGACGAAAACTTCTTAGACGGTCTTGTGCCTAATCCTTTTAACCCTGAAAACAAAGATATTTATGACGCAACAGGTTTCTTAGATTCAGAGTCAGACAACTATCAGTTTAATTTAGCTAATTATGTACTACGATTTGGTATGCCAGGAGAGGGTACAGAGCATTATGAAGCTGCTCAAAATCTTAACATAAACGAGTTTGGTATAATGAGCCCTGAGTTTGTAGCTGTTATGCCAAATACAGCAGAGTTGATTAACACAAACGCTCCTTTAAGCGAGTTTGTAGATTTCAACGCATCTAAATCTGAACAAGCTCTAGCTCTGTTTACCAATAAGTATGATCTAGGTGCAACGGAAGAGGATCTAATGGAGCGTATAGAAACAGCTTTCAGAATGGTGTTAGTAGACGATCCTGTAAACCCCTTAAAAAGTGAAGCGAGTTTTGCAGGGTATTGGGAGGATGAAACTGTTGATGTACCAGGCAATAGACAGGATAGAGAAAGAATTGATAGGCAGGAAAAATTACAGCAGGCAGGTATTGAGCTTCAAGATGCTATAGCAGAATACGAAGCTAATCCAACTGAGGAGAATCGAAGAAAACAACAAGCTGCAAAAGAGAAAGTTGAAAAGGCAAAGGCAAAAGTAAAATCTAGAGTAGAGCCTGTACCAGCTTGGTGTGCTGCCCATATGGGAAGCCTTATACTAACAGTTAATGAAATGCAAGACCTGCAGAGTGAGGCAGAAGGTCAAGGTAATAGACCAGGGGCAATGAGGGCTAGAGGTTATACAGAAATAGGTGAAAATATTTTTGATAACTGGAACGCTACATCTAATCAAACATTTACTAATGTTGCAGAAATTGATAAAGAAACAGCTACATCAATTATTAGAAATGACGCTCAGATAGGAGATATTATTGTGACTCAAAACGCTGGAAGAGGACAGCACGTTGCAATGTATGCTGGTATGACACCTCAAGGTAGAATATTGATGTTTGGAGGTAATCAACAAAATCGTATGTCTATTATGGAATACCCTGTTCAAGCGGTAGGCAAAAACGGCAATACTTTTGGTGTTGTTAGTGTAAGAAGAGTTTCAGTTCCGCTTTTATCTGCAGCGGAAGTAGAAGCATTAAGTATATTAGCTTCAGCAAAAGAAGGTGATTATTTTACAGACGTATTTGGAAGCACTAGATAATTAAATAAGCATGAACGGATTTACAGAATATCAAAACAATATATTCAACATTGTAAGGGACGCTGGATACGTAGGTACTCAAGAGCAACTGTTTGATATGATGCAACAGCAGACATATTTTGACAGCACGTTCAATCTAGTTAGACAAGCTGGCTTCGAGGGTAACGAAAGGGATTTTATTTTCTTAGCTGGCGTAGGCCCAAAAAAAAAAGATTTAGTGCTATCGGAAGAGTACTCTACTCTATTAGGATATGGTGTAGAAGGTGGAGGTTTAGATGTTCAAACGGACACTACTGTGCCACCTTCAGAAAGGGAGGGCGATCTGTCACGATTGGCGTCACGACAAGAGGCACTACAGGGTGATTTTTTTGAAAGCATCTTTGGTACGAGGGTAGATGTTTACGATGAGATGTCTAGGCAAACAGTAGATAGTTTTGCAGACACTCCCATGTATTCTGAGGAGGATATCAATGCGGCGCATCGTGATATTCAATCAAAAATACTACAAGATCCAGAAAATAACAAAGGCAATTTAGATTACGAAATTTTTACGGAATCTAAAAAATGGATTGTTAATAGAGGCATGTCTGTTGGTTTGCCTGTAGGTGCGGATGACATTCCTAGTTTTGCAAACGAAATTTATGAAACTTACAGAGACTACGATTTTTTTGCTACAGCTACAGTAGAAGATTTTGAAAGAGTTATAAGAAGCAGTGGCTTACTTATGGATGATCCTAATTCTACTTTAGCTGTAGAAACTAAAAAAAGAAACATAATTAACAAAGAGTTTCATATAGGCGAGTATAGCGATTATGCTGAAAGTGTGATTCCTATGAGTCGTATTACAATGTACTTAGCTGAAGATGGACAGATAAAAAAAGTCTTTACTGAAGATATGGATGATGAGTTTTTTGAAAAAAACAACTTAGATCCTGAAGGAGATTACGATGGTTTCTTTTATGAGCCGCACTTAGATAATGTAAATAAATCATATATCCCAACAAACGAAGATGAGTTAGCTGTAGCTCAAGGTATTATGCCAGAAGTAATTAATACGTATGAAAAATGGAAAGAATATACCGCCAAAGGTACCGTTACCTATGTTGATGACGAGCAAGCTCAGGCTGATGCTGAGGCTGAAAGCTTAAAAGAATATTATAAAGTAGCTGGTTTTTATACGGCTAAAGCAGAGGTGGTTCAAGCTGCAAAAAATAGAGAGACAGTTAGACAATACGCAGAAAATTTTGCAAATGCTTTTTCTAAAGCAACAACTGTTGAGGAGCAAACACAATTGTTTGAAGAAATTAGGCAAACTGAAGCAGATATGATTTCTTTATACAATGAGTCTAACGAAGTGTTTGGTGTAAAAAGGAGAGCATATAATGCTGTTGATTTAGTAATGCAGTTTTCTATGGATGAAGTCTTTATGAACGCTGACACAGCTATTGAAAGGTATAAAAGAAGTGCTGAGTCTATAGGTAGGAATTTCGATGACAGATCTTACTTTAAACATTTAGACAGTTTTGCAGGCTTCTTATTTTTTGGGGCAGCAGATGCTGCTAATATGATGACATTTGGGATTATACCTAGCTCAGAAGAGTATATAACTGCATATGAAAAAAGCGATGCATATGGACTTGATATAGGCAGGGGAAACCCTTTGTTTGTAGAAGGACAACTTGATAAATATGGACGTAAAATAGATCAAGCTGTGCTTTCGTGGGGTGATATTTCTTCTTCTATGACGCAATCTAGATTGCTGGGAAAAGGTGTGACTTTAGAGGAAATAGAAAAAGGAATATTCGGACAAGGTTTGGGTAATTCTGAAGCAGGTCTAACATTGTTTTTAGACGGAGTTGGTGAAGTAGTACCACAAATAGCTGTTCAAATAGGACTCACTGTTATGGGCCATCCAGAAGTAGCTTTACAAAGTTTTGCTACGTCAGCTGCAGGTAATGCGTACAGTGATATAAAAGATGTTCCGCATTTAAATCACGCAGAAAAAATGATGTATGCTTCTTTTATGGGAGGGTTTGAATATCTTTCTGAGAAAATTTTTATGAAGCAAGAGGTAATTTCTGCTAATGCTATACGAAAAATGTTTGGTATAGGCGGAAAAGAAATTGCAGGAGAAGCAGCAGAAACCATAGCTAAAAAAGGCTTCGTAGGGACAGCTAACAAATTATGGAGAAGAACAACAAAAAATAACGTATTTAAATTTTTTGAAGAAGGTATAGAGGAAGGGTTGGTTTCTTTTGCAGGTCAGCACCTTACTAATTATGCTCACGGTGTAGCTTTGACTAGAGAAATTTCTGATCTACAAACTAGACTTGACACACCAGGCATAGCTGATGATGTGGCTTCTTCTTTACAAAGACAAATAGCTGGTAAAGAAATAGAAAAAACTAATTTAAAATATAACTATATAGAAACTCTTGATGCTTTTGCTTTAGGTACTGTAGCAGGAAATATACAAATGGGTATTGTAAGAGCGCCCTCTTATTTAGCTTCGAAGTTTAATTTTAAAGATCAAATAGCTTTAGAAAATAAATATGAAGCTTTACAGAAAAAACTACAAACTGAACAAAATCCTGAAAGGAGAAAGCAAATTAAAAAAGAAATGCTTGAAACGCAGGATCAGATGTGGAGGGTGTCAGCTAGGGACATGGCTTTTTTAATGAATGTTAGTGATGAAGATCTAACAGAAATAAGTGGTTTAAACACTCGTATTAGACAGAATAGAAGAAAGGCTTTTGATACTAGAAAAAATTTAGAGGAAGCAAGAAGTCAAGGCAACGAGGATGCTGTTGCTGTATACGAGGCGGAACTTGCAACTTTGCAGGCAGATACAAAACAAGCTTTTGAATCTAAGTTTAATATAGAGGGTAAGTACTCACAGAATCAATCTTTCCTAGAGCAAAACTTAGAAGATCCTGAAACTCAAGCTGTTATAGATGAGGTAGGTAGAGTAGATCCAGATATAACAGATTACGGAAGAGTAAGCAGAGGTAATTCAGTAGAGCTTACTGGTAAAAATGCCAACAGCGTTATAGATAGAATTATTAACGCTGGTAAAATTATATCTACTAAGTTTTCTAGTCGTGAAGAAATTATACGTGGATTACAAAACGTAAAGAAAATAATCCAGACTGTTGTAGGTCAGGGAGGTAAGGTCTTTATTCATGGTACAGCTAAAGCTTTTAAAAAAGCTACAGGGGCAGATGTATCAAGAGGTATTCATATAAAAGACGGCAATCAAGTCCACCTTTTCTTACCTGCTTTAAAAGCAAACACCCCATACCACGAAGCTTTCCACTCTGCTGCTATGCAGATGGACGAAAAGCAAGGGGCAGGAACAGCATTGCGTAAGCTTGCACGCCAATTTGCTATGGCTTTACCTAATGCTAGAAGATATTTAGCTTTTATTAGTGAGTATCTAACTGAAGAGCAACAAGCTTTAGCAGAGGTAGCTGTAACAGATGCGCTTGCTAGAAAGTTGCTAGCTCAAATTGTAGAGCAAAACCCAGAAGCTGCTAAGGAACTTGTTATGGAAATACTCGCTGACATTACTAACGGTGATTTGTCAGCGGAGTATAAGCAAGGTCTTATCTCGTCACTAAAAAATTATGTAGCCAAGTTGTTTGGTACAGAATTTAAAAACCCTACGTTGAAGAACGTAGTTGATGCTATCAAGTTTGTTACTAACACTATAGAAGGTGGCTTTGGTCTTGCAGGTATGCAATCGTTAGCTGAAGCTACAGAAGGTCTTAAAGATGTACCAACAGTAACCACTGATGATGAGGCTGAGGAAGCTCAAGCAGAGCCGACACCTGATCCAGCAATAGCTTCTGAGGTAGAGTCTTTAAATGAGTCTGAATCAAATGACAACACAGCAGAGGAGGGTAAAAGCGCACAGAAGATTGTAGAAACTGTAGCTGATATGCTTACAGAGGATGGATTTACCTTGGTTATGGAGGGCAAGGGCAAGAACAAAAAGCTTGTTCTTAAACCATCTAAGCAAGTCAACTTGTTTAAGATGAAGAAGGATGAGATAATTAAAGTTCTTCAGGATAGCGGTATGAAGAAAGAGCAAGCAGAAAAGACATATAAAAATGCTGTTCAGTTTGCTAGAGGAAGGAGAGCTGCTAGAAAAGAATCAGCTAAGATAGCTGCTCAAGCTAAACGTAGACAAGGTAAACTATCTACAGAGGCTAAAAATCTACGTAAGGAACTGCAAGAGCTTAAGGACAAGTCTAAGAGTTTACAGGAGTTCTTTAAGAAAGCGCAGGCTCTTATCAAAGAGCGTATGAAAGATAGGAAGACGTCTAACAAGTTTAGTGCTACACAGCTAAAGAGCTTCTTCGCTATAGCTGGACAGATGGCACGAACTTCAGCTAAGAAACTTTCGGAAAACGATCTCGATATTATAGACTCATTCCTCGATAAACTAGCTACTATATTCGATAAGCAAGACGCAAGGAAAGCGATGGACGATCACCTTAACCTTGTCAAGAGTATGCGTAGCCTGCAGAAAACTTTGCTTAGAAAGTCTAGACAAAAAGACTTTGGGGCATACAGATCTCTTGCAAGAATTGTAGCTGGGATAGATGCTTCGCTTATACCTGTTGATCAGATGCAGTCGTTCTCTGACTTTGTTAACGACGTCAACAACAGTATGAAGAGAGCTAGGTTTAGCAAAGACGAAGAGGGTAATCTTGTTGTAACAGAGTCTAACCTCAAAGAAGTAAAATCTCTGATGGCTATAGCTACAAACTTTAAAGCTATAGAAGAAACAGAGAGGGATGCAAACTTTAGAGCTAGGGCAACAAAAGCTGTTGAAGCAGCAAAGAAAGCTGGGAAGTCAACGACGTTTGCAGAAGAATATACAGCTCTACTAGAGAAGTATCATAGAAGTAGACTAAGCCCTACACGTAAGAAGATTGAGGATACAGCAAAAAAGCTAGGCCTTGATGTAAACAACGTGCAAGATCTAGAGATTATACTTGATGAGTTAGCTAAGGATAGCGCTGAGTTAGCAGAAGATAAAAAGGAACTTATTTTATCTGACGCCATCATCCCAAGAGTTATAGCTAACCTTGAGGAGTTGCTGCAGGACAAGTCGTTTAGAACAATACTAGGTTTGTTTAGTATGGAGAACGTTTCTGTACCAGAACTTAAAGCTAGACTTATGCAGCTCGATATGAGACATCTAGCTGCTTTGGAGTACAAGATCAATGACTACTTAGTAAACTCTTCTACTATAGGTCTTGGATACTTAGCGTCTATAGTAAGGGGTAAGATATCTTTAGCTAGTGATATCAAAGCTCTTGTAGCAAAAGGTGTTAGATCTAAAAACAAATCTTATGGAAGACATGCAGATAACGTGCCTTCATTTATACGTAACGTATTTAAAGTAGGTAACGTTGACGTAGCTAAGATATTAGTAGCGATAGGCTTCCAAAATGTTATGTCTAGCGTAAACCTACATGAGCAGGCTCATATGGAAAGAGTTACTGCTCTACAAAACAAGATCGATGAGATAACAGAAAAAGGTGGTGAAATAACGTCAGACTTATCCAATGCTATAGCACAGATATTTTCTATGGCTAATCAAAAACCAGAGACTTTATCTGAGGCAGAGTGGTTTATGAACCTACGTGACGCTATGGACTCTACGATTCAAGAGTACGAAGTAGAGCAGTCAGATATATATGATCCAGAAACTATACAAGAGTTTAAAGACGCTCGTGAATATTTGTTTGGGCAGACTAATAACTTACAGGAGCTGCTAGATAAAGTTAGAAACGAAAGAACAGACATCGTAGAAATCGTAGACTTCTTATCCCAGATGCATGAGTCTATGCGCCCACGCTTTGAGCAGTTCACAGAAAGATATCTAGGAAAAACCTTAGAGGTATTAAAAAACTACACTCCTTTTAAAGTTAGGAAGAAAGGGAATGAGGAAAAACTAGACTCTGTTATGGAGATACGTAGGCAGCTAGTAAAAGCTTTGAGTAGTGCAGGCAACAGCAATTACACAAAGACTCCTGGCGCTACATTTGAAAGGGAGGCACGAGCTGTTGGTGGTGATTCTATTTTAGGGCTAAACTTCTTGAAGATAAACGAAGCAACGCTGAGACAGAACTCGTTTATTATGATGTCGCTTGAGGATGTGCTTGCTATGAAGTATGCCTTTCAAACTGAAGCTATGAAGGGGCTTATGCCAGATAGTATTAAAGCAAAACTATCAGAGATGATAGATAACTACCTTGTTGCTGACGCTTCGGAGGTTCCGTTTATATTCCAAAAGTATATGAAGGTAGGCGGAAAGAAAATACGTAACCCATTTGAAATGTTTAGGGTTGCTGCTGTAGTAAATGCTTTTGGTGGTGTGTTTGTACAGTTTTTTAAACAATCTACTGTTATGCTGTCTGCTTTTGCAAACACCAAAACTTTAGAGGGTAAAGCATACCTCATAAGAACTTTTGCGGAGATGCTGGCTCTAACTTTTGTAGGTAAGGATAGAGATGGAAAACTTAAAATTCTTAGCGATCCTAAAGTAAAAATTAACGACGGAAGATATGAGCTGTTGCGTCACACCACTTTATTCTTAAGAGACTACAAGGCTGGTAATATAGATCCGTTTACAGGTAGGGTAGAGTTTGATAAGAGTCGACTTGATAAAACTCGTGACTGGCTGCAAGACAAGTCTATGTGGACGCTAACAACGACAGATAAGGTAGCTGCCATAAGTTCTTTCTTTGCTTTCTATGCAGACTTTTTATTATCTGAGGGTATAGTAAATGACATTTCAGAAATCAATTGGGAGCAAGAGGCTGCTAATCCAAACATGGAGGGAATAGCGTATGCAGAAAACATAGTTAGTAAAGACCAAAATGTTTCTAGCTCTAGACTTGCTGCAAATGTTTACAAAGACACAAATCAGTTTGTAAGATTTTTAGTGCAAACTATGCTTCCGTTCCAAAGCTTTGCTATCAATACAAAGAGATCGATTACTGGTGATGTTGGTCGTATTATTGATCCTTCTGATGCTCAAGCTAGAAAGGATGGATTGAGAGGATTGGCAGGAACAACAGCTTCTTTATTTGTGTTTGCATATATTTCTAGGGTGATGACAGCAGTAATCTCTGAGTTTGTTAAAAGCTTCGGAGATGATGACGATGAATCTAACTTAGATGAAATACTTACAGATCCTAAAACAATAAGGGAGTCTGCTGTACAAACAGTATTAGACGCAATTCCACTTCCGTCTACACCTGCTATCGATAACAAAGTAAAAGACTTTTTCAACTACTACTTGTTCTTTAACGCTTCGGACTATGATGCTCCAGGGCTTGAAGATAAAGATGCTTTTGAATTGTTTAAACAATACGGTGATGCTGTAACAACTTACGGATCAGGAGTAACAGACAAAAAAGGACCAGTACAAAACGCTATACTAACAGCGCTTAGTGTGCTTGGACCTGGTGGTAAGTTTGCAATGGACTTGGAAAAGATGCTTGAGCCTACACTTAACGGTGGCACTTCGTATACCACAGGATCGGGGCGTGAAAGGTTTATTAGACCAGAAGATCAAGCAGACTTTATGTTGAGTAACACATTAAGAACGCTTTTATCTTTTGCTAACCTAGCAGGTGTAGGGGTTAAGGAACTTGACTACGTAGCCAAAGCATTAGATGACATGCCTAAAGACAGGGCGCTTTCTTCAGAGGAACAGCTTGCAGCATTTGAAACTATATTGATTGCAATAGGTAACGATCCTGAAATTCTAGCTACTATGGAAGCTGCAGAAGGTGCAGGACCAGGAAGGTTGCTTAGCATACTAAAGAAGCAAGCTGAAGAAGATCCAGTGACTTTAGCTAGAGGGTTGAGCCAGGCTAAATTTAATTCAGCATTAAAGGGAGCTGTAGGAGACAAGGTAACGGAGATGATGTTCCCTCAAGAGTACAAGAAATATTCTGCAGAGGTGCGCAGAATATCTAGGCGCTCCCCAAAAGAAATTGCTGCTGTTATCAGGGGTAAGGAAGGTGAGATGAATCCTGATGACTTCAAAAGGTATAACAATTTCTTACTATATTACATCGCTTTAAACTCTGAAGCAACGTTTAACAACGTGCTGATAGAGTTGGATATAAACACAGTAGAATGAGACTAAGCAAAAACTTTACTCTCTCTGAGCTTACACGCAGTAGTACAGCAAAAAGAAAGGGTATAAAAAATGAGCCTACAGAAGCTCATAAGAAAAATCTACAACGTATTGTAACAGAGATACTACAGCCTATGCGTGATCAGTTAGGTCCTATCCGTGTAACTAGCGGATACAGATCACCTAAATTAAATCGCTCTATTGGCGGTAGTACAAAGTCGCAGCACTGCAAAGGCCAAGCTGTAGACATCCAGTTCTGGGATAAAGGCGTTATGAAAAACCAAGTTATATACGATTACATTGTACAAAACGGTGTTGAGTTTGATCAGATGATCAACGAGTTTGACTTCTCGTGGATACACATATCGTTAAAAGACAAAGACAACAGAAACAGAATCCTTGAAGCATACAAAGACGGTGATGGAGATACGTGCTACAAAGAAGTAAAAGAAAATATAGTACTATGAAAAAAATAAAAGAGACAAAGCTAGGTAGCTGGCTTGCTAGCAAAGCCCCACAAGTTTTGGATGTAGTAGGAGACTTGCTACCAGATAGCGGTGGATTGGGTGTAGTAAAAAATCTTATCGATAAAGATCCAGAGGTAGACTCTGTAGATGCTCAAGCTCAAATCGATGCTGAGGTAAGGTTTCAAGAAAATGTAACGGAGCGTTGGAAAGCTGATATGGGTAGCGATGTAAAGCTAGCAAAGCTTATACGTCCTATAACATTGATTGCTTTGATGAGCATGTTTATGATCACAATGTTTATTGACAGCATGGATGAGGTGCCTTTTAACGTAAAGGACTCTTACGTAGACCTACTTCAGATCCTTATGCTTACTGCCTTCGGAGCTTACTTTGCTGGACGTACGATTGAAAAGGCTAAGAAGTAAATTGTAAAGTGTATGTAGAATCATAGTGTGGTTCTATAATACATTCGTGACTTATTGTAGATGTGGTTACGTACATTATCTTTTTATAATTGTCGTAAGATCTAGAGGTATTTGATAGAAGTACTCACCCCTTCCTACGTATTTGTTTTTTACCTCTACAGGTTTTAGGTGCTTTACCTTTTGACTCCAGAACATAACGGCATGCGTTAATTGTTTGTTCCAAATGTAAAACAAAGTAAGCTTTTTAAAAAACTTTCTTTTACGTTGCGGTAATTGTACTGTATCGTAAGGGAAGTTTGGGCCAGACCACACTATTTTTACTTCGCACTCTACACAAAAAGGATCGCTATAGTTAACTCCCCACTCATCTGTTTTAGAAGCTATAAGATCCTGTGCGTACTTGTCGTGATGATCTACAGCAGTAAATCCTTTCTTTTTAAGGTGAGCTTTTGTAGCCACTCTGGCTAGCTTGTCATACTTTTCATATAACTTTTTATCGAAAGGCTTTCTAGCTGACATCTTACAGCTTTACTTTACTCTCATTGTATTCCTCACATGCTGTTCGTATACCCTCTATCTCTGCTAGCACTCCCTTTCTGTAGTCTAGCGCTAGATCTATAACAGTTTCCCAGTTGTTTATTGGTTCTCCATTGTCTTTGTGTAGATCTTCGTACAGCTGTGCTGTTATCGATTGTATCTCATCGCAGGTGACGAAGTACAATCTACTTAGTTCCTTTGAGTTCATCCTGAATAATTTTGATTGTTGCGTCCACTTGTTTTCTATTCTTAGGGATAAACAACATGTAATCATCCATCTGATTATCAATTAGATACCTAAGAAAAAGTTTCCACCGCAACGGAAAGGTGTGTTGTCCATGCACGTAACCTTTCGTTTCGATGATAAACTTGTGATCGTGGGAAACAAAATCAGGAGTGTACTTTATACCAAGCACAGCCTTTTGAGTGTTATCTCTCATAACATCTCTACCCTTTGTCATCTTATGGTAGATACCGTTGTATCTAAAACCATCCATTAAGTAAAAGACATCTGTCTCATACCCAAACTTTAGTTTAGCATCCTTGAGCCTGTCATAACAGTATGCCTCAAGAGCACTTTTAAGTTTGTTCCCTGCTCTTCTATGGCCTTTAGCCTTAGATCTATTCTTTACTTTTTTTCCCACGTATGGGAATATATAAACAAATAAATGTTAAAAGTGTTCAAACTCTAGCTGTTTATCAACATCTTCTATGTTAATATGTTGATATAGTGATGAAAAGGGGCCTGTCATAGTGAATCCTGCGTGATTTGCATTGAAGTCAAAGTAAAACGGATCGTCTATTGCTGTTGGCTCACCACCAGTTTCTTGCTCTCTGACTTTACGCACATGGAACTCTGTCCTACTACGCTTTTCTACGTCTGGATGATGTATCTTTCTGTGTATTGTTAAGAAGCAGTCGGCTCTGTTAACCCACATACCACCGTACTCTGTGTCAGGAGCTAGAGGTGCAACAGGTTGACCGTCGTCACCTTTTTGCCTTTGAGCTGATGTTATGGAGTGTGCGTTCACCCATACAGCTATATCCAGTCTGTTACAGAACGTAAGGAACGCACCAGCGGCTTCGTAGTGGTACTCGAAAGCAGATCCTGACTTGTTCGATGTAAGAGCAACCTTGAGGGAATTGTATGGATCTATTAGCAATCCATCTATCTTTCTATGCCTAGTTATCTTTTCAGTATAAACAAGTAAGTCTGCATAGCTAAGCATCTTTGTGTTGTCTATAAGGATAAAATGCTTTGACACCCACTTCATCATATACCTTACCTCACCCTCAGTCATTTCATCTAGAGACTTACCACAAGCAAACTGCATAAGCTTGATCTTGACGTTAGCAGTTTTGTTTTCAGAGGAATAAATAACCCATACCCAACTATGATTTACTGCTATAGTAACCATCATGTACAGCATAAATGTAGTTTTACCTACAGAGCTATGACCTGAGATCATAACAAACTCTTTTTTGTAGATAAAGTTTTTATCAAATAAAACGTTGCCTGTACCACACCCCTTCTCTATCTCTCCGTTTTTGTATCTGATAATCCAGTCTAGATCTTCTACATCGGAACTCATAAACGACATGTCGCCGTCTGATAGTAGCAACTCCCTTTGAGCCTCCTCCTCAGCCTCTATCGTTTCATGTATGGGGGCCATCTTACCACGCTCTATACCGTCACGAATAGTATTCTTAGCGACGTACATATCGTCAACTTCACGGAGCTCTATCTCACGCTCTAAAACACGATATGCTTCAAGCTCATCTACCCTACCCACAGATATGTACCCACCCATAAGTATAGAAGCTTTCAGAAGTACGTTATGCTTTTCTCCGTCAGGAGCGTTGCGTATCATCCTGGCTGCAAGGTGTAGCTTGGTGTAGTCTGTAGATATTTCTTTTACCTCAGCTACCTGAGTCTTAGGGATATCATCAAAGAGCATCTTCCCAAAAGGCTCAGACTCTATCTTGATAACAGCGTCAGGATCATAGCTTTCAAAGCACGCCCTGCTTTCATTGATGCCTGTGCTATCAACCTCTAGGTTGTATTTGTTATCAAAGTATTCTACAAGAGCTCTGAAATGATCTCTATGATTCTCTGAATTTGTAACCTTTACAACAGCTTTTAACCCATCACCAGAGGGACTAACCCAGCATGCTTTAACAAAAGGATCTAAAGCAAGCACAGCTTTGCTGTTGTCTACATCGATGTGATCGAAGTCTAGTACAATGTAACCACTGTGTTTTACTAGCGAAGAGTCCTTGCGTTCATTGAACTTCCCGCTAAATAAAACGACAGGTAGCTTTGACTTTAAAGATTTGTCTCCGCCTCTTATTTTTTCTATAGCATCTTTCTGCCTACCAGACTTTACTCTGTCTAGGCATTGCTCTAAAGAAATATAGTTAGGAGAATCCTTGCTGTATAGATCACGATATATCGTCAGCATTTTGAGAGTCGTTCTTTTCTTTTAGACTTAATGCTGTTTGGTAACACACCCTGTACAAAGGATGTGTTTTTAGATTGTCTTCATGCTTATCAAACACATGATACATCGTTGTTCTTGCCATATCCCATGTCTGTGCTAGCACATTCTGATGACAGTATGTTTTGAAAGCATTGATAAATGCGTAACGTAAAAACACAGACTCATGCTTACGTGTAGCTATATCTTGTTGCATTTCTGCAGGAAAAACTAGATCCACATACTCTTTCTTCAATTGCTCAACAGCTTCAAAAGAATATCCTTTGTGCTTTGGCTTGCGCACTTTACTTAACTTTCTCATATGTAAGATGTTTCATAGTATGTTGTTGCTTTAACTCCACTATCTAAGTGTTCACGTATCCTTGATACAGCAGTATCAAACTTTTGCTTCCCATACTCTAGCGTTTGATCCGTAGCAAAGTATAATCCTACTGCGTATGGGTATGCCTTTTCTTGTGCTACCCACCTAAAATCTTTTATCCCTAAAACCTCTGTATAGATATACGCCTGTATATCGTAACCGAAGTCTCGCACAGCCCACTTAAACTTATCTAACTTCTGTGTAGTCTTTGAGTCAGCTATGTATTCGTCATTCAAAATGTCTAGGAATCCACGCACAGGGACGTCCCCAATGAAGTCGTTAAACTCATATTGAGCATTGCCCTGTAGTGATATTTCGTGCACCCCAGTTTCTTGTAATCTCTGTATCATTTCCTCAGCCTTCACCTTGTCTTCGACAGAAACTATTTGTTTTCCTGGCTCGGCTAAAGAATCTTTCCATTCTGAGTAAGCTTTGGTTCTCTGTGGAGCTTTACCACCTATCTCTAAACAGATAGCTGTATCGTCTGCGACCACGAACTGATCGCTAAACGACTCAGGAGTGAGGAGCAGACAGTCGTATAGCTTACCGAAAGCAAGAGCTGGACTTTCTATCTTGAGCTGGTCCCTCATCTTCATCTCAAACAACTGCATGTCTTTTAATGCGTATTTTATCGACGAGTAAGAGAGGTATCCCTTCCCATATTTCTCTGATAACTTAAGTGCTAAATCCATTACTTATTTTTTTTAATATTTGCTAAAGCTTCAGAATAAATGTCAGTAAAATATTCTAACTGATCGTTTGATTTACTGTAAGTCTGTATGTAGTTCTTTTGACACATTAAATTAATTGCGTCAATATTTAATCCTTGGTTGTCAAAGTGCAATACTTTTATGGATCTAGCTATTGATTGTTGAAAAGGACTTGCTTTCATTGGATGTTCATTCATAACCATAAGCGTATCGAAAATTTCTGTACCTGATTTTTCATTCATCTTATATGTCATGTCTTTTAACCTTGATCTTAAAGGGCTGTGAGTCCTGCCATCCATAAGTATTTCCAAGCCAGTAATTAAACTTAATTTATTTTTGGATTCTTTTCTCCATTGCTTTGAAATTTTTACTGCTTGTTGAACATCAATATTTCCGCTTTCAGCAGCGTAGTTTGCATAATCCATAGCTGTCCATTTAGAGGAAGTGTTATTTATAGCTATTGTATGCTCATCATTTTTCCAAGCCTTACTTACGATATATGGGACTACATATTTTAGCTTTCTTAAAGCCCAAAATCTATGCTGACCATCAACGATGTACTTATCTTCATTGACGATTATAGGAATTTGCACTCCTATTTCTTTAATACTATCAGTTAATTTATTGAGTATCCTCTGATTAGGCTCTCTATTTGTATTAAGAAACTTGAACACTCCATATTCTCTAGTTTCATGAGTTTTAAATTTCGTAATATCCATCACTTAATTACTTCAGCAAGATCCCCTAACGCCTTTAACTTTTTAACTTGATCTTTTGTAAGCTCAGATTCATACTTGCCTAGTATAAGCTTTACTGCAGAAGTCTTGTCTTTAGAATTGTTGATGTGAGCTAAGCTCTTTTCGTAAATGCTTTTTGCAGGAGCTTTCTTTTTAGCTGGAGTACCAGCGCCTGTGTTTGTAGCGTCGCTGTCTTTTGTATCATCAATACAGAACAGTCCGTTGAGTGCATACTTTCTTGCATAACTAGACGATGCTCCTGTTACCTGGCTACCGTCCATACCTTTTTTGCTTTCTTCTTCCCTAGCAAAAGCTGTCGTTTGTACCTCAGACTGACCGTCGGTAAGCCTAGCTGTAGCCTTGACGTATACTCTGTCACCAACCATTACCATTTCGTCTGACAATGTTAGGATCAGACCGTGTTCTGATAGTAAAGGTTTTACAGATTCTAAAATGTCCTCAGCAGATCTGTATTTGTATCCGCCGAACTTGTTCATTTGCCCCTTCGGAGCCTTAAGATTGCCTTGAATAAGGCTTAGTTTATCTACCATGATATATTATATTAAATTAAAAATTAGACTCCTGCGTAGGATTCGAACCTACACTCTCGGGAAACCAATTAAACACGAGCCCATCCCAGTGGGTAGCAGGAGGTGTGCGGCACAAGGCCGCATAAATTAGAATGGTAAGTCAGCAGTTTCTGCTTCTGTCTCTACCTCTTCTTGCCTTTCAGCAGTAGTGATAGTTCCGTCAGTCCAGATAACTTTTGCATTACCTACATAATTTTTTGGTGTCTTTGCATCACGCTCTTCTTTTGTTTGTGAGCAGAAGATGCTGCAGTTGTCACCGAATTGTCCCGTCTCATCGTTCACTGAAATAGTGAAGTCATAGTACGTTCCGTTTTTGCCTTTGATAAGTTTTTCTTTCGGCAGTTTGTTCAAATTAATTGAACCTTTGATTAATGATCCCATAGTTTTAAATTTAAAGGGTTTGAATTAAAAGTTTATATCGTGTTCTAAATGCTGGTATGTGATCCATAGATCTATCTGCTTCTATCCAATGCAGAAACATAGGATCTTTGTGTACATTAACAGCTTCGGATATGGCTGAATAGCTCATGTCCTTGTGCTTAGCTAAGTATGCTATAGCTAAGCGTAATGCTTCGTCACCAGTAGCGCCAGTGATTCTTGTTACTTCTTCTACTATCATGGCTCTGGAAAAAAATCAAAATAACCAGTTCCAATTCTTTCATGTGTTTGTGAATTGTACATATAAAAATCATAACCTCCATAGGCGTCTACCTCAAGCTGTACATAGGGTTTATTATCAAATTCAGATAGATCGTTGTACTGACGCTCGTCAATAGTTCTCGTCCATACTCCATCAACCTGTGTACAAACGTCATGTCTAGTAGCCTCCCAATAAACAGTTTCTACAATATCACCAGTTAAGTGTCTTACGTTGTCAAAATGATCCCAAGTAATTGGATAACCCTCTGCAAGTTCGTAATCAATAGATGCCACAAATGTTGGATCATAAAAGATTGTAAACGTATGTGAAACTTGCGCATACGATATTGTAGTTAGTAGCATAGATGCCACTAGCGGTAGCATCTTTAGTGTTTTATTAAATTGTTTCATAGCTTTTTTTTGTAGGTGTTTGCGGTAATGGTAGTCATCGTCAATATGTTCACGATGCTCCCCAAAATCTTCAATATCCTTGATAAATACTTCCTTCATCTTTCCCATAGCGTTGACAAATATATGTGTTACAAACTTTAATTGCAACTGTTGTTAATAATTTTCAAGGAGGGGTAGCCAGTTTAAAAGCTCAGCAAAAGTTTCTAAATAACTACCCCATCCCTTTGTCAGTAAACATAATAAAAGGATTACATGATCATGAGTGATGCGTTCACTCTAGACTTTTTAAAAATTTATTATGTTATACTACTGGACCATCCAGCAGTGCGTCAATATGTGTGCTTTGTCCCATACCTAGGTGGGTTTGCAGCTGATTGCTTAGTAATGTACTCAGCTCGTTGTTTCTCAGCCTTACCTGAATGACTGTGTAGAATTTGGATACTTTCTTCAATGGCGTACACCCTAGCTCTAGTGTTCAGGTCATCCATGATCTCATAGAGAGATTTATTTGATTCTAACAGAGTGCGTAACTCTTTAACTCCTATTAGTCTTTTCATGTGAATTTATTCATCGTATGTAGGTTCTTCAAAGTCTTCATCGGCTAACTCCTGCATGTAGTCATAGAATTGTTTATCGTCTAGCAAGAAAGTCATCTCGTGTTTATTCTTTCCGTACCCATAGTACACATAATCTATATCTACACTTAGACCTTCAGGGTAATCGACTACATAGTAAACTAATGTAGCTTCAATACCACAACCTAGTTCAAATAATACTTCTCTTTTATCCATTGTCGTTTTCTTTTTCATCAGCGTATTCACACGCATCATTGTATAAATTACTATTGCATTGTAGTATGTACTCCGCAAAGTTATCATACCACTCTAGTGCTTTGTCCTTATCCATTATTGTATTGTTTAATAAATTCTACTATAGTTTTGTACATGCTTTCGATGTTTAGTTCTGCAACTGAATCTCTTATCATTAAAATAATTTCATCATCCAATCCCCTCTCTTTATATATCTTCTCTGCTACTGGCATAAGCCAATCCCATGATGTGTGGTATTGTAGGTGCAACCCATGTAGACGAGTTGAGTCGCCCATAAATTCTGCTATTAGTTTATTGTCCGTCATAATAAGTTACTTTATTGTAATCGGTGGTACGATTATATTCTTTAATAAATTCTACTACTCTATCGTACACTACTTCTATATCCATTGTCAATAATGATTCGTTGATAAAGTAATGCTGACCTTCTGAAGGCTGTTGTGTATCAAAGCACTTCTGTACTACGGGCATCAACCAATCCCATGATGTGTGGTATTCCAAATCGGAAACGTATTCTGCCGTTACAGGACATTCATATAGATGCCCTCTCATCTTAGCGTTATCGTTTTCAATACCCATAAATTCTGCTATTAGTTTATTGTCTTTCATTATTTATATTTAATTCCGTTTGCTCTTGCTACATCTAATATCTCATCGTCTGAAAAGTATTCTCTGTTAGGATTTTGGTCGTGAAGTTCTTCTGATATATCATCCCAGCATCCACCATATAGTATCATGCCGTCACATTCGTACCAGTAATCATCGCCTTCGTTGTATGGGTATTTTTTATCGGTCATTTTGTATGTGATTTAATTGCATCAATAAGGCTTTCTCTAGCGTGTGTTGGATCTGATATCACTATACGCACTAGCCATTCAAACTCACCTACTAGCGATTCAGTGTCGCACTCATAGAAGTTATCTATGTATTGTTCCATTTGTTCTTGTGTCGTGTAACTCATTTTGTTTTGGTTTAATTGGTTTTGTAATTAGCTCTGCTAGTTCGTGCATACTGAATGATGCGAAGCCTGATTGTGTTTTTGGTTTACGTTTACTCATATCATTGTAATGTTTCCGTCTGTGTCTATGTAACCTGCATCGATAAGGGCTGATGCAGTTCTCCCGTAGCTACCTTGTAGTGTCCATGCTTTACCACTGCTGATTAGCTCAGCGAATAGTTCTAGCACTCCTGTGTCGTCTAAAAGACCGCACTCGAAGTCAATTATTTTGTCCGTTATGTTCATGATTAAAATTGTTTTTTAATTAGTTCAACCTTCTCTGCGTCTGTTAGCTCATCGCTATCTAGTATGTTGATTAGATAGC